ACGGCACTACTTGGTTCGCTGCAACTAATGCGCTTGGCGATCCTGCGACAATCACTGCAAACGGCGCGTTAAATATCGAGGTCGGCAGTGCTGATCTTCGCTTGACTTTATCGGGCGCGACATCGCCAGACATCGACATCGTCGTTACGGGCGTTCTTAAAACTTCAAAACTTAGCTAAATGCTAGACTCCAATCAAGTGCAACCGGTGATATCCTCGGTCGTGACTCCGGTTGCGCTTGAGGGTTTCAAAACTCCATTACTTAACGAATACCCTGGCGCATCGGCCGCATATAGCTTGCGGCGATTAAAGAGCTGGGACGATGGAAAGCGCGTTGTGCAGGTGCGCAGAGCGTCCGACAATGAGCATCGAGACTTCTCAGCCGCTGACGTATCCTCTGGTGCAATGACGGATTGGGTGGGTGCTGGAATTGACGGATTTGTCAGCACTTGGTATGACCAGAGCGGCAATTCAAATGACGCGACGCAAGCAGTCGTGACTTCGCAGCCTAAGATTGTTGATGCTGGTGTTCTTGTGAGTGGCGGGTTGGACTTTGATGGGGTTAATGATAAACTAAGTTTTGACTCCAATGTTTCATTAAGCACCAACGACTTTTATTTTGCGTCGGTTATAAGTATTTTAGATGGAGATATAGAAGATATCACTCCAGTGGGCAATGCCGCTGGCAATAGATTCCTAATTAACTTAGATTATGATAATGATTTATCACAAATGCGATCAGATGATGGCTCATTCTTAACTCATCCATTTACAAGAGCAGTGCCTGTAAACGAAACACTAATTTCCATCTCAAACGTAAGCAATACAGCTACCTTGCGTTGCGATGGAACCAGTCAGTCAGTTTTCAATACAACTGGCAAGTCGTTTACATTAGGCAGTATGGGTCAAATAAATCCAATTACATACTCCAAGCATTCGATTAAGGAAATAATCATCTACGACTCCGACCAGTCAGCCAACCGTGTAGCCATCGAATCCAACATTAACTCAAGATATAGCATCTACTAATGAATTTTATTCTATCCAATTCATCTGTTGAATACGGCCAAGCAATCAGCCATGAGTTGTGGATGCTTGCAAGGCCGCGCGGCATTAGCGACAACGAGACATCGCAATTTTATTGCGGCGTAATGTCACATCCAGACGGCACGCAAGTTGCCATTGGACCGATTGACAGCGATCAGCCAGTGCCGGTGCATGCGCAAGCAGACGTGTCGGCATTCGTCGCTCTAATATCAGAAGGCGTGACAGCAGAAGAAGCATCAGCCATTGAAGCGGCCATCACGGCAGCCAAGGGCGGCAAGATGAATATTTTACATATCATCCAAGCATCGCCAAGTCTTTCACCTAACTTAATAACCCGCGAACAAATGGAAGCCGCAGGATGGTTTCCAATAGAAGAAGTATAATGGATATACAAAATATTGCAGAACTTATCTCGCTTGGCTTAACATTTCCAACAGTCATTTTGGCGTTTGCAGTCGTTTATATGTGGCTGCCATCAGCGCGTAAGGCATGGCTAAATACAGGCAAGACTGGGCAAGATTGGTTTGTGATGGGTGTGGCCATCGGATTTGTCGGCGCAGCACTTGATAACATATACTGGTTTTCACCTTGGACGGCGGCATTCATTGGCGATCCTGCATTTCAAACTCTTACAAATGCTGGCGTATTTTTTAATATATTTTTTCGCCAAGGATTGGGGATTGTTGCCGCATATTGCCATTTAAGAGCCGCCGAAGTTTCTTCTACCAAGCAGATTAAGGTCGTAAACACATTATTGATTGCATCGCATCTTGTCGGATTTGGATATGCCATGTTGCTCATTCTCAAGTTTAACTAATTAAATATGGATGTCGGTCATTTAGTCACTATTGTATTGGCAGCAGGTGGCGCTTTAACAGGCGCAATCGGCATCATGTATAAGACAATCATGCAGCTTAATAAGGACCAATCAGACATAAGAGAACAACTAGGCGAGATGAAAGGCAAGCAAGGCGGCATCGAGCAACTATCAACCGAAGTATTACAAACAGTGCATAACGCATTAAACAAAAAGGAGAAAAAGAAATGAAAACACTATTATTACTAATTACTGGATTACTACTTTTATCTGGATGCGCAACAGAACGCGGCGTAGCTGTTTATGGGTGGAAGTCAAACGTCACAATTTCAATGCAAGGCGATGCCACACAAGAGGCATCGGTTAGCGCAGCAACAGATGCACAAGCAAGCGTGACTCCATGAGTAAATTTATTAATGAAATTGATGCGAGCGTGTCTAAAAAAACAATTGATGGCAAATTCACACGCGTTGTCATTTTAGATCGTGCATTATTCTATGAATCAGATTTGATTGGTAACGTTGAAGTGCCAGTGGGATTTATAAGCGATGGCGCAAGCGTGCCGCGCATGCTTTGGAATCTTTACCCGCCATTTGGCGAATACCTGGAAGCGGCCGTTGTGCATGACTTATTTTGCGTGCTTGGACACAAGGGCGAATCGCCAATTGATTTTAAGATGGCGGCCAAAGTATTTAAAGAGGCAATGGCCGTTTGCGGCGTGTCACGTTGGAAGCGCCAAAAGATGTATCTTGCAGTGCGATGGTTCGGGCCAAAGTTTTCTGCAAAAAAAGTGCTTTGATGTATTGACAAAGCAACTTGCTTTGCTACTTTGCATCATAAGGCCAACCATTGACCCCACAGCCTGCCGAGAAATCGGCGGGCTTTTAGGGTGCAACATATCAATTAATTATGACAGATTTATCAAAGGTCTTGCCGACCAAATCGGCTACAGTTGAAGCAATCGAATCCTATTGGAAGCAACGCGGCACAAGCGAGAAGCCGCGCAATTATCTTGGCGCATCAAGTATCGGTGCTGAGTGCAGTCGGCAATTGTGGTATAACTTCCGGCATTGCAGCACATCCAACTTTGAAGGCAGACTTTATCGGCTATTTAATCGCGGCCATCGTGAGGAAGCGACATTTGTCGAAGAGCTGCGCGGCATTGGCTGCGAGGTCCATGAGTTTGACAACGATGGCAACCAGTTTGAAGTCATCGCATGTGACGGCCATTTTAAAGGCCACACTGACGGCGCTGCGCTTGGCGTGCCGGAAGCGCCGAAGACTTGGCACTTGCTCGAAATGAAGACAGCAAGCGCAAAGTCGTTTGCCAAAACAAAGCGCGACGGCGTTGAGAAAGACAAGCCGCAGCATTACGCGCAGATGCAAGTTTACATGCACTTAACAGGCTTGAAGCGTGCTTTGTATATGGTTGTTAATAAAGACAACGACGAGCTTTATACAGAGCGACTCAAGCACGATAGCAAGCGTGCGCAGTCTTACATTGACAAAGCGCAGATGATCATTGACGCATCGACGCCACCAGAGCGCATCAGTGACAGATCAGACTCATGGGCATGTAAATTTTGCGATGCTAAAGAGCTTTGCCATGGCACAAGCGAAGACATTGCCGTGCCAGTGCCATCGCTTTCTTGCCGCAATTGTGTCTATTCTACTGCGTCACAAGATGGCAAGTGGATTTGTGACAAGACTGGCAACGAAGCAAAAGCAGTTTGCGACAATCATTTATTCATTCCGGCGCTTGTCGGATTTGCCGAGCCGACTGACAGCTTGGAAAATAAAGACGGCAGCGCAGTCATCGAGTTTACAAGTGACGACGGCACGGTCTGGCATCATGGCAATGATCGCGATGCCGGGCAATTTAGCAGTCACGACTTGATAACGCTGCCGCGCAACCTGGTAACGTTGCCAAATGCTAAGAAAAAAGAAGCATTGCACAATCTAGAAGCGCGATATTCAACTGCGATTGATAACGTCGAAAGCATATGGCGTGGACCAGTTGACAATGTGTGCGATGCATTCGAGAAGCGATACAATGTGCCGATGAGCAACCCAGACGCGACGCAAGACGGCGACGGCTGGACGGCCGCAGAATTTAGGCCGCACTGCTGCGTAATAGTTTACGGCAATAAAGCCGAAATCAGAGAAGACAAAAACTAATGAACACTAATCAATTAATTACATTGATTCGCCAATGGGGCGAAGACAAAAACATCACTGGCCCAAACGCCAAAGCAACAAGCTTGACGCAATACTTAAAGCTTCACGAAGAGTGCGGCGAGTTGCTACAAGGCTTGATCAAGCAAGACCATGCAGAAACAATTGACGCAATCGGTGATTGCGGCGTCGTTCTCATTCTACTTGCACAGCTTGAGGGCATATCATTTGAAGAATGCCTGCAAAGTGCATACAACGTAATTTCACAACGCACCGGTCAAATGATCGACGGGTGCTTTGTAAAAGACAAATAAACCATAACATCAAAAAAGATATGACAATAAAAGAAGCAATCAGACAGGCTGAAGCAGACATCGAGGAAATTCTCGATTGCTTGGAAGCAGATTACAATGTGCGTGCGTATAGTATACGCATCACATCCACACGCGGCGAAGATGCCGAAGTGATGATCAACGAAGACGCAAAGGGAGGTCGCTACTCATGAGCTTTGACCTTTCATCTATTAAAAAGGGCGTGCAGCATAAAGCGCCGCGCATCGTGTTGCTTGGCGTCGAAAAGATCGGCAAGTCAACATTCGCAGCCGGAGCAGACAATCCTATCTTTCTACCTATTAAGGGCGAGGAGGGCGTTGATGACTTGGACGTGGCAAAGTTTCCGCGTGCTGAGACATTCGACGATGTCTTGCAAGCAGTGCGCACGTTGATCAAAGAAGATCACGAGTTTAAAACGTTTATCATTGATAGCGCATCTGCACTTGAGCCAGTCATCTGGTCCAAGCTATGCGAAGAAAGCAATTGCGAGTCGATTGAGCAAGTCGGCGGCGGATACGGTAAAGGCTATATTGAGGCGGCCAACAAATGGCGCGACTTAATGGAAGGCTTGGACCGTCTACGCAGCAAGGGCATCAGCGTCATTTTAATCGGTCATGTCAAAGTTAAGCGATTTGACGATCCGCTTGGCGCATCGTTTGAT